AAGATTCCATATGAAACAGGTATGGATCCATATTCAGGTATGTTTGATTTGTTAGAAGCAAAAGGCTTACTTGAAAAACAAGGCAATCGCTACAAGTATATAGATAGCGTAGGTGAAGAAACATTAGAATATCGTAAGAATTGGACAGGTGAAAAACTCGAGATGATCATGGCCGATTTGCCAGCAAAAGAAGCTCAAATGGTAAATATCGACAATGCAGCCGAAGAAGCTGTAATTGATCATAACGAGGAGTTTGCTGAATAATGAACGACGAATTCATTGCCGATATATGGATGTTAATGCTAGAATATTTCGACAAGAAACATATTGGATTGGCAGCAGAAAAGTATGTTGACACACTAATTGATTATGGTGTTGACGATACACGTTTACAAGATTTACTTGGAACGGATAAACACTTAGATGCTGCCATCCAGTATTATTTAGAAATGGATAACGAATATATTGATGAATGGGATGAGTAAATGGGATGGTATAGTCAAGTAAGTCGTGACATAAGTCAAATACCAGCGGCTATACAACATTTTGAAACAGAACTATTACAAGCAAAAACAGAAGTAAAGCTAAAAGGCAATGTTGAAAAACAAGCTTCTGAAATGCCTGGTATAGTTGAACATAGATTTAATCAACTACAAGAAATTGAAGCTATTCTAGAATATTTAAACATAGAGCTACGTAGGTTACGTAGCTCATTTTTTCAGAAGTATTTAGAAAATTATCAAAGAGCTTTATCCAGCCGCGACGTTGAAAAATATGTTGACGGTGAAGCAGACGTTGTTGACTATGAAAAGATTATAAATGAATTTGCTTTACTACGTAATAAATGGTTAGGAGTCTTAAAGGCACTTGACCAAAAGCAATGGCAGATAACTAATATAGTAAAGTTAAGAGTTGCAGGAATGGAAGATGCTACGTTATGAAGAAAGTGTTTGAATATTGGATGCCTGATAGTGATAATCACTTTGAGCGTTTAATAAACAAAAGAGTCAATAACGGCGGTCCACCACAATACCAAGATGATGTAAGAGATATGGCATACAAGTATGTCGAAGATTTTGACCTAGCTATTGATGTAGGCGCAAATGTAGGATTATGGGCAAAACCTCTTACACAAAAATTTAAAAAAGTTATAGCATTTGAACCTATGGAACAAGTGTATAAATGCTTAGAAAAAAATACAGAAAATTTGCCTGTAGAAATACATAAGTTTGCATTAGGAAACACTAACAGTAAAGTAGAAATGCAATGGGATCCTATAAACACAGGTAACAGTCATATAACAGAAATAGGATCAGGCACAATAGAAATCAAAAAACTCGATGAATTAGATTTGCCTAAATTTGGTATGTTGAAAATTGATTGTGAAAGACATGAACTACAAGTGTTACAAGGTGCGAAAGAAACAATATTAAAATACAAACCTATTATTATATGCGAACAACACCCTGATACAGATTACAATGCAGGTGAATACATAAAAGATGTAATTGGTGCTGTTGAATTAGGTAATGTAAGAAAAGATTACATATTTGGATTTGGAGCATAAAATGGGTATCACAGTTATTTCTACATATAGTCCTGGAAATTATGCAGATTACGCAAAACATTTTGTAAGCACATTGAAACGTTTTGCTGACCCTAGTGTAAAGGTAGTAATGTATACAGATGTGCAACAAAATTTTAGAAAAGAGAATTGGCATAATTTAATACTGAATGATTGTTGTCCTGATTTAGTTGAGTTTAAAAAACGTAATGGTCACAAGCCATTGAAACCTGGCAAGCGTGGATTTATAAAAGATGCAGTAAGATTTTCGCATAAAAGCTATGCAATATGTCACGCTGCAATGACTTGCACAACAAAGCAATTGGTATGGCTAGATGCTGATACAGTGTGTCTAAGTCCGTTATCAACAAGGTTTTTTAAACGGCAACTTCCTTCCGGCGCCTTTTGCAGTTACTTAGGCAGAGAACCAAAATATACCGAAACTGGATATTTGCAATTTGATATGACTAACAAATTTGCACAAGAGTTTTTTGAGATGTGGAAAATGTATTATGACACAGATGCAATTTACAATTTGCGAGGACATTTAGATTGTCATGTATTTGATATTGTAAGAAAACAATTTGAAGTTAATGGAGATGTAGTAGGTTACAATCTTGCAGAAAATGTTGATAAAAGTCATTTCAATAAAGTATTTAGAGGTAAAATGCGGCACAATAAAGGTGAGTCTAAAATAACATGGAAAACTGGATAGTTACAGGACATAAAGGATTTATTGGCTCTCATTATTATAATTATTTAGAACCAAAATATAAAACATTAGGGCTAGATAAAGATGATGAAAATAATAATAATTTAGCTGATAAGAAAAAAGTAGAAACTTTACCTGCAACAGATATATTGATACATCTAGCAGCAACAAATGGCACTAGGTTGTTTTACGAAAATCCAACTGATGTGTTAATTAATAACACAATACCAACAATAAATTTAATAGAAAGATACAGGAACACAAATACAAAATTTGTTTTTGCAAGCACCTGTGAGATATTTAATGGAGCAATAGATGCGGGTTATTACACTATTCCAACTGATGAGCAAACACCGGTTATGTTTAAAGACATTCAAAATCCAAGATGGAGTTATAGTATTCCAAAGGCTCTCGGCGAAAACTTAGTTGCAAACAGCGGCTTAGAATATCTTATAATTAGATATTTCAATATATATGGACCTGGACAAAAAGATCATTTTATAAGTGAATTTGTAGAACGTTGTCAAAAAGGTGAATATTATATAAAAGGAAATGACACACGTAGTTTTTGCTATATTGACGATGCTATAGAAATGACACACAGGCTGGTTGAGAAAACCAGCAACAAAATAGTGCATATAGGTAGACAAAAAGAAACTAAAATAGAGACTGTTGCAAAATCTATTATGGATATTATGGATATTGATCCTGATAAATTAATTATACATCCTGGTCCTAAAGGTAGTGCAAAACGCAGATGTCCTGATACAAGTCTTGTAAAGGAACTTACAGGCTTTGAAAACTACACTAGCATTTATAGTGGACTAAAGAAAACTGTTGAAAGTTTAATATGAAGATAGGTATAATTGGTTTAGGCACAGTTGGAACAGCCAATAAAAAAGGTTTTGAATATATAGGACATGATGTAGTTGTCCATGATATTAAACTTGGCACAAGTATACATGATGTATTATCTGCAGAAATTGTGTTTATATGTGTGCCAACTCCTAAAGCAGAAAATGGTAGTTGTAATACAGAAATAATAAATGATGTTATTTTTGAATTAGACTTGCATCAATACAAAGGTATAATTGCAATACGTAGCACAGTAGAGCCCGGATATACCCAATATAACATTGATCTGTATTCACACATGAAAATATGTTTTGTTCCTGAATTTTTAAGAGAAAGATGTGCTGAAAAAGATTTCATAGAAAATCACAAATTGTTAGCAGTCGGAACTAACGATATTACAATATATAGAAAGGTAGTAAACGCTCACGGCAATCTGCCAAGTCAATGTGAAATGCTTACACCTTCCGAAGCAGAAATATTAAAATATTACAACAATTTATATGCAGCTTTACGTATAACATTTGCAAATGTAATGTTTGAGTTGTGTGAAAAGTTTGATTGCGATTACACAGCAATAAAAGATGCATATGTAAAGACTGGAAAAACAAATGATTTATATTTAGACGTAAACAATAATTTACGTGGTTATGGTGGTATGTGTTTACCAAAGGATGTTTCTGCTATAAATCATTTATTTGAAAAACTTGATTTAGATTATACGTTATTACAAAGTGTGCAGCAAGATAATCATAAATTTAAGAAAACAGTTTTCAACGGTATGAGAGATGACATATAGTCAATCATATCAAGATATTTTCGCACTACAGATTTGTAAAAATAAAACCTATATAGAAATAGGAGCCAATCGTCCAATAAAAAGAAACAATACATTCTTATTGGAGAAAAAAGGATTCAAAGGTTTTAGTATAGAATATTCTAAAAAATGGCAGACTAGTTGGAAAAACAGTAAACGCTCAAATAAAATTTATTTCGCAGATGCAATGAAATTTAATTATGAACAAGCTATACAAACACTTAGGATGACAAATAGTTTTGGTTACCTTAGCTGTGATATAGAACCTAACACCGCAACTTTTCAAGCACTAAAACATGTTATAGATAGTGGTATTGATTTTGAATGTATTACATTTGAACATGATTTATACACAAGTAAAAAAGATATAAGATATAAAGTAGACAAATATCTTATAGACAAAGGTTACAAAATTGCTGTCACTGATGTTTACTTGCAGCCTGATAAAAACAAGTTATACGAAACTTGGTATATAAAAAATAGTATTGAGTTTGAAACTTGCAGATTTGACGATTATATCAAAACAATCAAACAATCATAATAGTAGCATATAAATACCTTATGAAAGTAGTATTGGTTACTGGAGGATTCGATCCTCTGCACTCTGGACATATTGAATATTTTAAAGAAGCAAGGACGCTTGGAGATAAATTAGTTGTAGGTATTAACAGTGACGAATGGTTGACACGTAAAAAGGGTAGACCTTTTATGCCTATTCAAGAACGTGCTGCAATAATAGAATCATTAGCATGTGTAGATCAAGTTATAGGATTTGACGATAGTGATAATAGTGCTTGCGGTGCAATCTATAAAGTAATGGCAACACACGGCAGATGCACATTAGTATTTGCTAACGGTGGAGATAGAACAGAAACAAATTCACCAGAATATAAAACCTATGGAGAACATGCACATGTAGAATTTGCATTTGGTGTAGGTGGAGAAAACAAAAAAAATTCAAGTAGTTGGATATTGAATGATTGGAAATCTCCAAAAACAGAACGTCCGTGGGGATTTTATAGAGTCTTAGATAAAGGACCAGGATGGGCAGTAAAAGAACTTACAATAATGCCAGGTAAAAGTTTATCTTATCAAAGACATAAACATAGATCAGAACATTGGCATGTTGTTCAAGGCATTGTAACAATAGATACAGATTGGAACAATATAATACAAACAAATGATGTTAAACCACAACAAAGTTTTGATATAGGTCCTGACGTTTGGCATAGGCCTCATAATAATACGGCAGAGCCAGTAAAGATAATAGAAACATGGTTTGGAGATATTTTAGAAGAGTCAGATATAGAACGGAGAGATAAATGAAAGTTTTTGTAGGATATGATACAAGAGAAGATATTGCATATCAAGTTTGCAAGCACAGTATATTAAGTAAACAACCAGCAGCGGATGTGCGTCCATTAAAGCAACAAGAATTACGTGAATCAGGTTGGTATAAGAGAGATATAGATAAACTTGCAAGCACAGAGTTTACATTTACACGTTTTCTAATACCCGAACTTACCGACTTTAAAGGTTGGGCTGTATTCATGGATTGTGATATGATACTTACTACTGATATTAAAGAGCTATTTGATCAGGCTGATGACAAATATGCATTAATGTGTGTTCAACATGATTATACACCTAAAGCTGGTGTTAAGATGGATGGCCAAAAGCAAACAATATATCCAAGGAAAAATTGGAGTAGTGTAATGTTGTTCAACTGTGGTCATCATGCTAATCGTAAACTTACACAAAGTTTAGTTAATGATCCTGAAATAAATGGTGCATACTTGCACAGATTTAGTTGGCTCAATGATTTTGAAATAGGAGAGTTACATCATACATGGAACTATCTTGTTGGAGTATATGACGATATTGAAACACCAAATTTGATACATTATACAGAAGGCGGTCCTTGGTTTGAAAATTACAGGGATTGTGAATATGCGCAACTTTGGAAAAACGAACTTTATGATATGTTTAAGTAAAAATAAAACTGACGAATATATCAATATGTTTGCTAAGGGTATGGATTTTCCTATATATGATTATAATGAAGAATACCCACAACAAGGCGATTTATTAATACGCAGTATTATGAAAAAAGAAATTATGCACGATTGTTGGGATAATGGTCGAAACTTTTTTTATATGGATAGCGGATATTTAGGCAATCACAAATATCATCTAAATTTGTCAGGACACAAATACTGGCATAGAATAGTAAAAAACAATTTACAACATAATGAAATTACAGAGAGGCCTAGCGATAGATGGGATCGATTAGGTTTAGAAGTAAAACAAAATAAACGTATGGGCAAACACATACTCTTAGTTTTACCTAGTGCAAAACCTTGCAAATTTTATGATATAGATTTAGATGAGTGGACAGAAGAAACTATTTTTAAAATTAAAAGATTCACAGACAGGCCTATAAAGATAAGAGAAAAACAAGCAAGACATGTCAGGTTAAATAATTCAATATATGATGATCTGAAAGATTGTTGGGCTTTGGTTACATATCAAAGCATTGCAGCAGTAGAAAGTGTTATTAGTGGCGTGCCTGCATTTACACTTGCACCAACAGCAGCTGATCCAGTATGTGACAAGGACTTGCGTAAATTGGAAAATCCAACATTACAGCATAAAGATAAATTACGTGCATGGGCTCATCATTTAGCATATGGACAATTTCATATTACTGAAATGAAGGATGGAACTGCATATAGGATATTGATGAATGAAAGTAGTTAGTTATTTAAATAGTGTGCCGGCAGGAAGCCTTGGTAGTAATAGTCAAAAAGAACTACTCTTAAGATATTTTGTAGCAGGTATAAAACATCCTGATCGTGGATTTATACATGCTGGAAGAGATCTTGATGTCAATGCCGACGTAGGTGTTATACAAGGGTGGGTGCATGAAAATACAAAAGCACCACATTTGCAAGTTAGAAAAAATGTTATTAGAATGTATAAAAAACAAAACAAGCATGTTATTGCTTGCGATGCTAATTTATTTTTATTTCACAACAAAGAAAATCCATGGGGATATTTAAGATATAGTTTTGATGGTGTATTTCCAAATACAGGAAATTATTGTGACACTGAACCAAATCCAAAACGTTGGATGCGTATTAGCAACACTATAAAATTAAATTTACACGAACGTAAAAAAGGTGGATCACATATTTTACTGTGCTTGCAAAGAAATGGTGGCTGGAGTATGGACGGTTTAAGTGTAACAGAATGGATAGCACATACTGTTAAAAAAATTAGAAAATTTAGTGATAGACCAATTTTACTTAGAGCACATCCTGGTGACAAAAGAGCACCAGAATATTTGCTAGATAGATTTAGTAGAATCCGTAAATTAGATAATGTAAAAGTAAGCACGTTTGGTAGACGATTAGAAGATGATTTGATAAAAGCACATGCTGTTGTAAATCACAATAGCAGTAGTATTGTAGGGCCTATAATTTATGGCTTTCCTGCTTTTATTACTGATCCGGGCAGAAGTCAATGCTCAGAAGTTTGCCACCATAATTTTAAAAATATAGAAGAACCTTTAGATTTTGATAGGGAAGCATGGTTACAAAGGATAAGCATGTTTCATTGGAACTTTGACGAACTAAAATCAGGAGAAGCATGGAGTCATATGAGAGGGTATATTGAATGAGTAAGGTAGTAATGAAAGGCTTTGAACCGCCTGTAAGTAAAACATATTACCATTGGGAAAAAGGTGTAGAAGCACACGGAGATCAATATATTACAGTAGAAGATCCTAATTGGCAAGTTAGTTATGCAGATTGTTGGTATCAAACTAACATGCTAAAAAGTAAATTTTTACACGATAATAATGCAGATAATATAGGTGCAAAATATTTGCATATAATTGAAAGCGGAAAGCCTTGGATTGTTAGTGAAAGTAATCCTTTTAGAGAATTTGGAGGATATACTAGATTCGGATGGCATAGTTATCTGTATGATGGCAACTTTAATAATGAAAAGGTAGGAAGAGATAGATGGAATAAATTTGCCAATGAAACAGGAATAAGTTTTAAAGATTTTGGACCCCGTGGTGATTACATTCTTTTTATTGGACAAAAAGAAGGTGATAGCAGCCTTAGAAAATTATATGCAGATGGATGGCCTAGTATGTATGCATGGATGGAAAAAATTATAAGAGATATACGTAGATGGAGTGATAGACCAATTAGGATACGTCCTCATCCAAAAAATCTTACTAGAGGCATGAAATCGGCACATCGTATCACACAAGGTGTAGGTATGAAAGGTGTTTCTATAAGTGAAAATTTTACTAGTTTAGGTAGTCAAGGCGGCGAAGGTTTAGATAAAGATTTGAATAATGCATATTGTGTAATTACTTGGAATAGTAATAGTGCTATAGAATGTGCAACAAGAGGTGTGCCATTTTATAGTTTAGATCCTTATAGTCTTACACACGAAATATCACAAAAAGGTTTACATAATATAGAATCTTTGAATACAAATATTTCGTTAGAAAAATGGCAAAATAAAATTGCCTATACTATCTGGAACAAAGAAGAAGTCCATACAGGAAAAGCATGGGCACATTTACGACCTGTTTATTTTACATGAGAACGATTATTATAAGCCAACCTAAGGCAGGAACTTATTTGTGTGCAAACCTTTTAAAAGAATTTGGCTTGACACAATTACCAATGCATTTAAGTGAATGGCGATATGAAATCTATCAAAACAAAAAATTATATAGAAGAATACAAAAACCTTTTTTAGAATCAATAAAACGTATTAAAGATAATCAATTTGCAGTTACACATATATCTGCAACTACAGAATTTTATGAAGGATTACGTGATTTCAAAAAAATTATTGTTTTACGTCCTTACAAAGAAAGATTAGAAAGTTGGAAGCGTTGGCACAAAGGCGAAACTAATGCTAGAAAAATAAAATCTCATGAAGCAGTTTGGAATGCGCACAATGGTAAAAATCATTGGGCTAGACAAAAAGGATGTTTTGTTATTGAATTTAAAGATCTCAAAGATTGCAATGTAAATAAAATAGATTTAATGCAAAGATACTTATTCGGACGTATACATTATGATAGTAAAGAATGCATTGTTTCAGCATTAGAAAAAGATAGTTTAACTAAGTTTCCTAAAAAATAATCCGTTATTGGCTACAAATCTATGTTTGTCAACTTTTGTTCCATCTTCTAATGTTTTTACTCTACCCATTGTGGTTGCTTTTCTTATAGTTTGTGTAGTAATATCATCATACTCAAAGTCGTAATTAGAAAATATATCAATCCAATATTCAGAAGGTTTACAATTTACATGATGATGTCCGCCTTTACCTGGAGGAGCAAATGTAACTAATGCCCATTTTCCTTTTGAAAAATCTGTCATATAGTTTTTTTGATATTGTTCGTCTACGTGTTCTAAGAATTCTGTAGACCAAACTAGATCATACTTTCCACCAATTTTGCTTGGTCCTTTTGTATAATCGTGGATATGTATTTTATGTTCAAGACTTTTATCTCTTTCTACTATCCAATCTCCGTCAATACCTTTTGCTTTCAATCCTTTGTTTGAAGCGAGTTTTACCATTCCGCCTGGTCCACATCCTATATCTAAAAAAGACTTTGGTCTGAATTTTTTAATTATGTAATTTAAGGCGCCGTCATCTAAGTGTGTCTTATTCTTATGTCCTCCTAGATGGCTAGGTAATTCATCCATTCCAGTATGCTTCCTTCCTACTGACAATTATGTCTTTAGACAAACTTTTACCTTTGTCTTTTCTTGCACCTTTCATATGATCTATCCATGTGCCTAGTTCAGTATTTATAAGAGGATGACCACCTCCTCCTGTTTTAGCACTTTTAATATACATATCAGCACTGTAATCTAAGACATTATTATCTATAAGAGTCATTTGATTCAGTATGTGTCCAAACACAAAACTATCATGCCATTCTTCAAGTTCAAAAATTCCGTTATTAGGATCTTCATAAAATCTTTCAAATTCTTTTAAAAACTGTATACACATAGGATGTTTCAAATTCATACCATAAAATCCACACTCTGGCCAAGTTTGTGAACCTTTACCTCTACCTACATATGTTAGCCATTTATCATCTGGCAAAAGTTTTGCAAATTGTTTATATGTCCAATTACTATGCACAAATGTATCTGCGTCCATCCACACAAGCCAATCAGTGCCACATGTTTCAGCAGCATGAAACACAGCGTATACTTTGTTAGCAAATCTAACTGCATCCCACTTAAATGCTTTATGCCAATCTCTTGGTCTGCGAGCTTTAATATCATCAGGTGGTATACCATTTGCTTTTGGAACTTTACCCCAACGCTCCTTAAATGTGTTTAGTTTTGTAACTTCTTTTGCATTAATTATTTTTATTTGATTTGGATCATTAGTATGTGGCATACAATTTTCAGCATACACTACCATACTAATATTTTTATCTACCATGTTTGCAAAACTATTTAGAAATCTTTGTCCGTATTTTTCCATTCCTTCAGGATGGAATGTAGTTACCACACTTATAGTTTTCATAGATTATCCTTGTTAAATACACTATAGGTATTTACATATGAAGTTTAGATTATGGAAAGAATTTGGAGCTAGAAATGCGGAACCTGTTTTTGATGCTTTTCGTCATAGCATTCTCAGTGCCGGCTACAATATTTGCGATTCTAACGATATTCACGCTAGTGACTGTCACGTTATTTGGAGCGTTCTTTTTAACGGTAGAATGGCTCCTAACAAAAACATTTGGGAAAATGCTAGAAGGGCTAACAGACCAGTCATCGTCCTTGAAGTCGGAGGAATCGATAGAGGCACAACGTGGAAAGTTGCGATCAATGGCATCAACAGAGCTGCCAATTTCGGTGATACGACAGAAGATCAGACAAGAGCAAAAAAACTCGGACTAGAACTAAAACCTTGGAAAGAACAAGGAGAATATGTTTTAATTTGTGGACAACATGATAAAAGTTTACAATGGGAAAATATGCCACGTATGAGTCATTGGGTTATGGACACTATTGAAACAATACAAAAGCATACAGATATGCCTATTGTTTTTCGTCCTCATCCTCGTTGTAGACTCGAACATATAGAACGTCAATATAAAAATGTGTATAGAGATGAACCAAGGCACTTGGTAGGAACATATGATGATTATAACTTATCATTTAGTAAAGTTCATGCAATAATAAGTTATAGTAGCAATCCTGGTCCACAGGGTATAATAAATGGTGTGCCTGCCTTTGTAAGCAAAGATAGTTTAGCATATGATGTTGGCAATGATATAGAGTTATTAGAACATATTAATAATCCTGCAAAGCCTAATAGAAAACAATGGCTTAATTATTATGCATGGACAGAATATACATTGGATGAAATATCTGATGGTATCCCATTGAAAAGATTGACAAACTGCTTTTAATTTGTTAATATAACAATATGCAATATTTAGAAGATTTTTTACACTACTATGTTGAAGATGTAGGTGTAAACGATAATAATAAACAAATACTTGAAAGTATAAACAGTCAATGCCGCAGAGGAATAGCGTTGACTGATAGACAGTATGCACTTGTAAAAGAAAAATTATTAGAAAAATTAGAAAACTTTTCTGGTGACGAACCATTAAAGTTACCGTTAAGGAAAATAGATCGTAGCAAATATATTAAGTTTGCAAGTAACAGTGAAATAGATGGCTTTCACACATCTAACCTTGCAAAGCAAGATTGGATTTGGGTCAAGATTAGATTTCCATTTCATAAAAAAACAATTATTAAAATTGATGAACTCAAACACAAAATGCGTAACGGACAAACAAATTATTATCATAAAAAAGGATCTCATATACATTATTTTAGAGTTATGAATGATGCTGTATATACAGTAGTTGACACTCTTAAAGATAGTAATTTTAAGATTGATAAAAACGTTTATGAATATTATGAAAAATGTAAACAAATTGTAGAACGTAAAGACGATTATATTTCACTTTATGATAAAACATTTTTTAATGTTCCTACTGAAGTGCAAGAAAAATTACAAGGTGCAAGCGACTTGATAATAGCTGATAGAAGTTTTTCACACCAATATAACGTAAAAGCACATATGCCTAGCAATTTAACTGAATCTATAGCGTATAGAAAAAAACAAGATTACTATGTAGATCCTAATGATTATAGATTAACAGATGTGGCAGAGTCTATGAAAGAGCTGCAACGATTTCCTATACTAATGCTTGTAGATGCAGATAGTTACTTAGAACAAGTTACAGAAATACATAAAGCATTTAGTTATATACCAAATGATTTACAAAGTGTTTTGTTTAGAGACGAAACAAAAGGTAATTATAATGTAAATGATTATATAAAAGAACATAAATTAAATAACTGGGTTGACAAAGATACACAAATAGTGTATATTAAAAAGAGTCAGCTACCTAAGATTATTTTTAATAGTGGCTTTAAGCCAATCACTGCACTTGGATTGAATAGCTATCGTTCTAATACTAATGTAGAACATTATATTAGATTCAATTGTGATTTACTAATTTTCTATGATGCAGAGCCAAGTATGTTTTACAGAAGAGGATAACAGTGGCAAGTTGTAAACTTATAATAGAAGACGAAGTAAACATCAAACTTGAAGGTTTAGATGTAGATGTCCGTCGAAAGTTATCAAATGCTCTTAAGTTTGAAGTGCCATATGCACGATATATGCCTCAATATAAACTAGGCCGTTGGGATGGAAAGGTTGCTTTTTTTGGTATAGGTGGTAGTGGGTATGTAAATCATTTAGATACAGTTACAGAAGTATTGGCAAAAAACAATGTTCAGATAGTTGACATTGAAGATAAACGCCATCCTATACAATTAGACTTTCCACAAATTACAGAACGTTATTGGGCAGATCAAGGAGTGCATTGGCCTAAGGGTCATCCAGCTGAAGGAGAAGAAATAATTCTGCGTGACTATCAAGTAGAAGCAATAAACAACTTTGCTAATAATCCACAAAGTTTACAACAAATTGCTACTGGCGCAGGCAAAACAATTACAACAGCAACATTATCTCATATGAGCGAAAAGTATGGGCGTAGTTTAGTAATTGTTCCAAATAAATCACTTGTAACACAAACAGAAGAAGACTATATAAACTGTGGATTAGATGTTGGAGTTTATTTTGGAGATAGAAAAGAGTTAGGTAAGACTCACACCATCTGCACTTGGCAGTCACTGAATATACTGGACAAGAAGCACAAGGACGGAGACGCAGTGTTATCACTTGCTGAGTTCTTAGATGGTGTGAGCACGATTATTGTAGACGAGGTGCATCAAGCAAAAGCAGAAGTGCTAAAGAATTTGCTTACACGCAATTTAAAAAATGCACCTATTCGTTGGGGACTTACTGGCACTATACCAAAAGAAAAATTTGAATTTGAAAGTATACATGCTAGTTTAGGTCCAGTGATTGGAGAAATATCGGCAAAAGAATTACAAGATAAAGGTGTGCTTTCAAAGTGTCATGTTAACATTGTTCAACTACTTGATACTGTAGCACACAGAGGTTATCAAGAAGAATTAAAATATCTAGTTACAAATGCTGACAGATTAAATTATTTAGGCAAACTTTTAAACACAATAAAAGAATCAGGCAATACTCTAATACTTGTAGATAGAATTAGTGCAGGCGAAATGTTACAAGAACTTATACCCGGAAGTGTCTTTGTAAAAGGAGACGTAAAACTAAAGGATAGAAAAGATGCGTATGACGAAATCAACGAAGGAACTAATCATGTGGTTATTGCCACTTACGGTGTTGCTTCTGTTGGTATAAACATTCCTAGGATTTTCAATCTTGTTCTTATTGAGCCTGGAAAGAGTTTTGTTAGAGTTATTCAAAGTATAGGTAGAGGCGTTAGAAAGGCAAAGGACAAAGACTTCGTGCAAATATGGGATCTTACAAGCACATGTAAGTTTGCGAAGCGGCACCTTACCCAACGTAAAAAGTTTTATAAGGAAGCACAATACCCATTCACAATAGAGAAAGTGGATTGGAAATAATTTGAGAATATTAACATTAGAAAACAAAAGTTTTAATTTAAATGCACTACCTGAAGAAGTAGACGACACTATGAGATTTAGTGTGTTAGATAATAGTAATCCACAAGATCCTGATTTCTATTTTGTGCCACTTATCTTTTTAGAATCATTTAATTCTCCAGCAGTAGTATTAAGTGTAAATGGTAACGAAGTAACAATGCCCTTAGACTGGTGTATGGCTGTTGGTTGTAGTCAGTCAGGAAGTGACTTAGAAGTATTGCCGTTAACAAGTCTGAATGAACGTGGATTTGAAGCATTTCTTTTTAATCCATTAGAAAGTTACAAACCAGATTTTGGAAGTATTGAAATTGTAAATTTTTACAATGATGTAAAATGGTATTTCCCAAAAATGAAAAACGGACAATTATTAAGTGTGCCTATTAGTGATAACGAAAATCCACCATGTGCGTTTTTTGTAAAGGACATAAGTAGACAATGTGAGATTGTTGACTTTGGAAAGTTGTTATAGGAGAGTAATATGAAAGCAGGAAAGATTTGGGGACAGACAGAACTTATCCACGCTAACGGTGTATTAGAGTTTCATCGTATTGAATTCAAAGGCGGTTACAAATGTAGTGAACACGAACATCAATTTAAGTGGAATGGCTTTTTTGTTGAGTCAGGCAAAATGCTTGTTCGTGTTTGGCAAAAAGATTATGACTTAGTTGATGAAACAATTTTGGAAGCAGGAGATTTTACACAAGTAAAGCCTGGCGTAATTCATCAGTTTGAAGGACTCGAAGATGGTGTTGCATTTGAACTGTATTGGGCAGAATTTAATCATAACGATATTGTGAGAAGGACAGTTGGCAAAGCAACATAAACTAATCGCTGGTGCAGCATTGATATATGAACGTCAGGAAGGTGTTTTATATGCAAGATATAGAGACCCGCCACATAACAAAATACCTAAATGGATAGTTGGTGGCGAAGAAAGAAGTGTGAGTAAAGCACAAGGAAATTTGTTTAGCTATAGTGAGTGGCATGAAATGATGGAACTAGCAAAAGATTATCCTACTTTAAAAAGTCAAATGAAAAAACTTGTTACAACATATTATATGCTGAAGGATACAAAATGAGAATTATAGCTGGACCTTGCCAACATGAAAGTTTAGCCGAAAGTGCCGAAATAGCAAAACATTGCAAAAAAATATGCAACAAGTTTGGCATTGACTATTATTTCAAAGCAAGTTACGATAAAGCTAATAGAACAAGTATGTCTAGCAAACGTGGAATGGGAATGGAAGCAACGTTACGTGATTTCCTTTCTATGAAAAAAACACTAGGAGTTAAAACCTTAACTGATGTGCATGATTACGTTCAAGTAAATCGTATATCTAGAGAATTTAATGATGCAGTTGATGTTTTACAAATACCAGCATTTTTGTGCCGACAGACTGATTTGATATTAGCAGCATGTTCTACAGATAAAATTGTTAATATCAAAAAAGGCCAGTTTTTGGCACCTAACGATATAAAAGGCATACTTACTAAAACAACACATGCAAAAGAAGTTTGGATAACAGAAAGAGGAACTAGTTTTGGTTATGGGCGTCTTATTAATGATTTCACTGGTATGCACGACCTCCTTAGCTCTCTTGGCACCAACTTTGTATATGACGTTACGCACTCAGTCCAAAGACCGGGGGGAAATGACACCACGTCTGGTGGAGATCGTAGTTATGTTCCTCATCTTGCTCGTGCTGGGTCCGCTCTTGGGATTAGTAGTTTTTTCTTAGAAATTCATCCTGATCCAGATAACGCACCAAGCGATGGTCCAAACATGTTATACTTAAAAGACTTTGAGTATATAGTAAAAGAAATTATAGGATATCATTATGACAACAGCAATTCTAATACCCGCTAGATATGCAAGCACACGCTATCCAGGCAAAATGATGGCATTACTAAACAATGTGCCATTAGTTGAACACGTTTATAACAAATGTGCAGCTACAGGATTAGATACGTATGTGCTTACAGATGCACAAGAAGTATATAATCATATGGGTGCTGGCAAATGTATTATGACACAAGAAGCAGAAAACGGCACTGAACGTTGTATGCAAGTTATTGATGAAGTTTTAGAATACGATAGGTATATTAATGTTCAAGGAGATATGCCAGATATTACACCTGAGATAATACGTGCAGTGGAATCAGAATTACAACGTAGTGATGTAGCTACAGCTTTTACGCCAATGGATTTTGACTTGCGAAATGATCCAAACAGTGTTAAAATGATACATAGTCGAGGTAGAGCACATTGGTTCCTACGTGCAAGCCTAACGTATGGTGACCATCATTTAGGTATCTACGGTTATAACAGAGAAGCAAAAATTATGTATACCACTAGCAAAAAATTTCCTGAAGAAGATATTGAAAAACTAGAACAGCTTCGTTGGATACAGAATGGTGTAAAGATTGGTGTAGTAGAAGTTGAGTTTGATGGAATAGAAATAAACACGCCTGGAGATTTAGAAAAGTGGCAAACAAAGAACTAGACTTATTTAAAGAACTTATTCCAAGCATTGACATGGGCTTTAAAGAGCTGTATGATGCTGCCGGTGAAGATGGCAAGAAAGATATAAAACTTGACTTATGGAACTTAAACCGTTATATTAGCAGTGTAAAAGGCAACTATGAAAAAACTGCACTAGCAGTGTTTAAGGTGAACGAATACTATAATAAAAACTGGAATGTGTTAGGCGGCACAAATCATGTAAAACTACAATGGCAACTATTATGTGTTGCAGGTAAAACAGGAAAGAAACAGTTCCATCCTTGGATAGGACTTAAAAAGAAAAAAGACGACAGCAGTAAAGCAGTAAATTTGTTAGCACAAATTTATCCAGAAATGAAAATGGACGAGGTAGAAACACTTGCTAGAATATCTACAAAAAAAGAAATCAAAGAGCTCGCCAAAGAACACGGTTACGAAAAAGTTGACATCTAAATACACATGCGAATATTGCAACAAAAGTTATATGAAAGAAAGCACACTAATGGCTCACATGTGCGAGCCAAAAAGACGTTGGTTGCAAAAAGATGAAAAACGTGTTACAATAGGTTTTTATGCATTTCAAAGATTTTATAAATTAAGTGCAGGGCATAAAAAGGAAAAAATATATGAAGATTTTGTCAAAAGCAGTTTTTATAATGCGTTCGTTAAGTTCGGCAGTTTTGTATCTAATGTTCGACCTTTATACCCTGATCGCTATATTGATTATGTGGTCACTAGTGGTGTCAAATTAGATCACTGGTGCAGAGATGAAATGTATGAAAAATATGCTGTTGAATTAATACGTAAGGAAGGTGTAGAAACAGCTTTAGAAAGAAGTATACAAACAATGATAGAATGGGCATCTGAAAAAGATTCTACATACAATCATTATTTTTTATATGTAAGCACAAACAGAATGACATGGGATATAAAAGATGGCAAGATATCTCCTTGGTTAGTTTTAAATTGTGCTAGTGGTAAAGAAGCATTATCTAAACTAAATGATGAACAACTTGGAATGTTAGGTTCAGTATTAGATCCGAAGCACTGGGCACTAAGATTTAAAAGACAACCCAAAGATGTTGAATTAGCAAAACAAATAGTAAAAGAAGCAAACTTATGAACTTTAGAAAACTTCAAAACGGTGTGCAAGTTTATGAACTTGAAGAGTCTGTAGAACTAGTTGTCAAAACTAAATGTCCTATGAAGTGGAAATTGGTTGACAGAGAGACAGGAGAAGAGTATATTGGTAACACACCTACTGAAGGCGAAAAGCATTGGAGTAAGGTAGATGCAATATGATTAAATACATTGTAGATTTTTGTAAAGAAAGTTACAGATTATCTCCTGTAGCTTTTTATTGTGAACTAGTAGAAACAACAATATTAATAGCAGCTAGTGCTATTTTGACATGGACAGTATTAGATCCAGCAACAAAAATCTTTATTCCATTATACTTGGCAGGAAGTATTCTTGGAGTTATAAGCACAGTGATACGTAAGGCAGCATTTGCTATTGTATTATGTGCATGGTTTGTAGTCATGAATTCAATCGCAATGATGCAACTATTTTTATTATAGGATAAGTAATATGCCTGATATTGATATAGATTTTGCTGATAGAAATATTGTATTAGATAAGATACAACATATTACAGCTAAACTTGACACAGGTAAAAAACATAATACAGGTGTGTATGTTACTGAATGTCCGCACAATCCTGTTGATAATTTAGCAACAATAGATTACAAAGTAGCAGAAGAACGAGGTTACTTTAAATTAGATTTTTTGAATGTATCTATATATAGCAAAGTGAAAAACGAAGAACATTTACAACAACTAATGAGAAAGGAACCAGAATGGCAACTATTGGAGCACGACGATTTCACCAACTTGCTCTTTCACGTCAACGGTCATGGCAACATCTTACGAAAGTTGCAGCCAAAGTCAGTGGAACAATTAGCAGCCGTATTAGCGATAATTCGGCCTGCAAAGAGGCATCTTGTCAACGAAACTTGGCAAACAATCGAAACAGAAGTCTGGAAAAAACCAGAGGATAAAAGTTATTACTTTAAGAAGGCACATGCTATAGCTTATGCTATGTCATGTGTTGTTCATATGAATTTAATTTGTGAGGAACTTAACGAGAGCGTCTCATAACTTGAACGCTTTTTCTTTTTACTCTTTTTAAACTTAAATTGTTTAAATTTACACACGGGCCAACACTTACTTTAACATCTTTAGTATTCATTGTCATCATAGCATAATTTAACGGTGTTATTTCTTTACGTAAAAATATATTGATAGGTATCATTCTGTTTGATTCCCACCACCATATTTCACCAAGTTCTAATAAAAGTTTTTTGTCCTCATCAGTTTTCAACTTTGTGTAGATATACATTGTTGTAACTGTGGTATCTTGATTTACAATCACTCCAACATATTCTTGCCCGCCATAAGCGACTACTGATATGAATGGAAAATTTTTCTCTATATTTTTTAATAACATGCCGATAAATACTTATATAAATGAGGATCCTATATGCAATTAATACCTAGATATTTATACAAAAATTTAGTCGACGTTATTTCAAACGATATAGGATTTGTTGTGGAGTATAGACCAGTGTATAGTAGAAACTTAAAAATATATAAAGGCGTTGATAATAAGATTCAATTTCGCATGTTGAATCCAGATCAAAAGCCTATAGACATAGCGGGCCAAGAAATTGAATTTACAGCATACGATGACGAAAAAGATCAAGTGCTGCAATACAATGCCGTGGTTCAAGATGACGGATCAACTAAATCAACCAAAGGAATGTTTTTTGTAAACATTACAGAAAACGATTTACTTAATTTGCCTAGCCAATACTTAACTTATACAGTGTTTCAAAAAGAAACTTGTGACCAAAGAGTTGTATCTTATTCAGATAGACAATTCGGAGCATGTGGAACAATTTACATAGACGACTGCGCACAACCTACTATACGATCAAGTCAAACTATAAACAACTTCCTAGCTGTTGGAGATTTTTGGTATGCTGGTTATGATAGTTTAAACAAGATTACTGCACAGCCAAAAATAAACAAAAACGAAGCTGTTCATACTGCACAGTTTTATACAGATGCAGTTAATGGTAATGGTTATGTAGGAAATGTAAAAATACAAGGAACACTAGATAACCAAATCACAGGACAAAACGACTGGTATGATATTGACACTGTTGCTTTTGATGGCACAGAAGAAAGACCCGTGTTTAATAATTTCAAAGGTGTATTTTCCTATTTGAGATTTGAAGCAGATGCCGATCCAACTGATAAATTGTTAAAAATATTAGTTAGGAACTAAAATATAAATATGGATAAATATTACTATGGCAAACAGTGAAACACTACTCCCGTTAACAACACATCCTGGCGATAGCAGCGTTCAGGTGTTAAGAGGTGAGAAATACAAAGGCGATGGCTTTTATAGCCGAGATGATGGTTTGCATACTGTGCAAATAGTATTGACAGGATTTATAGGCTGTATAGAAATAGAAGGCACATTGGGTGTAGATCCACAAGATCCATTTTATACAAATTGTAATGATGGAACAGATTGGGCACCTGTAGTAATTGAAGAAGCAACATGTGTGCTTACAACAGGGCTATGGACATCACGTAAGGTTCCATTCAAGTTAGAATATGATGAACCAGTGACAGACATTTTAGTATATAATTTTATAGGCAACTATACATGGCTACGTGCCTTTATTTCTAATTGGACTGATGGAACAATAAACAGTATAAAGATGAACCACTGAGGATAGAATATGAGTTTTGAATTAATAAATGTAGGATCAGGTAGACTCGCAACAGACGGGGAATGTATCTATGATGCGTTTGTAAAAGTTAATCAAAACTTTACAAATATATTTGCAGTTACAGGTATTACACAAAACGTAATTACAGTAAATGTAAACAACACATTAATTATAACACAACAAATTCAAATCCAAAATACTTCAAATATTACAATGGTAGCATTGAATATTGATATTGACAATAATTTTATTATCGATATTAATTTTAGTGTAACAATGAATATTGCTGTGAATTTTAACATAAATGTAGACAACAGCGTTAATATTGATATTAACAGCGGCGATACAACTGTTAACATAACAGCAGTAGATGTTGACATAAACACAACTAACACAATTATTGATAACAGTGAAACATTAAATGTTATAACCGATAACAGCACTAACAGTTATACATGGGTGTTCCAACAAGATGGTAATTTGCGTCTTCCAAACGGCGGAACTATTATTGATTTTTCTGGTGCCGAGTTTGCTACAAACATAACAACTATACATAATAGTTTTAGTGTTCAGCAGTTTGCTAATAGTGGTAATGGTGCATTAACATATACTGGAGGTGTTATATCATATACTCCACCAATATTACAAATCACGCAAAACTCGCCAAGTGGCAACGGAGATATTACACAAACTGGACCTATGGCATTTACGTATACACCTCCTGCTGATGCATTTAGAATTGGTGATATATTCTTAGGTGATTATACTGTAAATGTTAATACACAAATACAAGGACCTACATTAGTAGGCGGTGGTGACTTAGTAGGCGGTGGTATTACAATCACTGCAACAGATGCATCTAATAATGCCCAAGGTGGCAGTGTTACAATTTCAGCCGGCACTGGTGCTACTGACGGTAATATTACTTTAAATGCAAATACTGGAACATTTAGTGTTACTGGTGCTATTGATTTTGCCAGCGAATTTACTATTGCTATTAACGGTGATATTGATATAGGCGGCGGAGCAATTACAGTTGACGGACTTGCAACTGCTGGTATAACAATAGATGAAAACAACCTTGTTACAATCGGCGCAGGCCCTGCAATCAGTGTCCATGCAAGTGCTACTAACGTTATTGATATAAATGCATCAGGATTATTGTCACTAGGTGGCAGTGCAATGAGCATAGCAGAATCAGCAGTAACAGCAATTGAAGTCGCAACAAATGGTGACCTTACATTAGGTGGCGGTGATAGCATGACAATAAGTGCTGAGGCTACAGTCAATGTATTTGATGTTGATTCAAGTTCAAATCTGAGCTTAGGAGGCGTTGATGCTATTACAGTAGCCGCTACTGCAACAAATGCAATGTCAATAGATGCTGCAAGTGTTATAAGTTTCAATAATGCTTTAACTATAGATGCAAGTCAAAATATCAGTATAGACAATAGCAGCACAGTAAATTTTGGTGCATCTGCTGTAAATTACAACACTTCAAGTATAAATTTTAATACATCAACAGTAAGCAATTTTGATTTCAATTATATATCAGAAGTAAATATCACAAGTCCTGCTAATAACAATGTTCTAGCATATAACAACTCTGCAGGAGAATGGCAAGGAATTGCACTTGCTCCACAAGTATATACAGGTGGCGCAGATTTAGTTCTTGATGGAGGAGCTCCATAATGGCAGTTACTATTAAATTAAAGCGTGGAACCGCAGCACAATGGGCAGCAGCTGATACTGTTCTTGAAGAAGGCGAATTAGGACTTGAAATAGATTCCGGCAAAATAAAAGTCGGCGATGGTGCCACTACTTGGAATTCACAACCATATAATGTTAGTAGTGGAAGCACAGTAGCTGACATTACAGTAGGCACACCAGCAGCAGCAAGTGGTTCAGGTGCAGTTACATACGACGGTGACACTGCTTCAATTACTTACACGCCACCAGATATACCAAGTTTAGAAACAACTACAAGCATTGCAAAAGTAGGAAATGATCTTCAATACACAGACGAAGACGGAACTGTAACAACTATTGACTTAACTTCATATTTAGATGATACAAATTTATCAAGACTTGTAAGTGGTGAAATGAATCCAGATTCATATATTGCCACATTCACAAGAGACGATGCTAGTTCTTTTGACATAGATTTTTCACCACTGTTAGACACAGGACTAGATGGAGATTTGACAGGGAGTGTATTTGGAGACGATAGCACTCTGTTAGTTGACGGTGTAAACAGTTTAATTCCTGCAAGTGTAATCGATGGTGCTTTAGCAAACAGTAATGTTGCACAAAGCAACGTAACACAACACCAAGCAGCATTGACTATTACTGAATCACAAATAAGTGATTTACAACCATATCTAACAAGTTTTACAGAAACAAATGATTTATCAAGTGCTGTTGTATGGGCAAATATACCTGATGCAAATGTTCCTCAATCAGCAGTAACACAACACCAGGCAGCATTGAGTATAACACAATCACAAATTAGTGACTTGTCAGCATATTTGACTGCTGAAATAAATGATCTTTCAGCAGCAGTAGTTTGGGCAAATGTTCCAGACGCAAACATAACACAATCAAGTGTAACTCAACATCAAGCAGCGTTGAGCATAACAGAATCACAAATCAGTGATTTACAATCATATCTTTTAGATATCACAGGCGAAAATATTGAAACATTAGCTAACGTTAACGTGACAGGTTTAGTTGATGGCGAAGTATTAGCATGGAGCGCATCGGCAAGCGAATGGGTGCCAGCTACAAACGGAAGTGATGTCTATTTAGTTGACGGAGGAACGGCAACAGCGATATATACAAGTGGTGATCTAGAATTAGACGGAGGTGGCGCATAATGGCTACAAAAATACAAGTTAGAAGAGATACAGCAGCAAATTGGACAAGTGCCAACACTGTATTGAGCGCAGGTGAAATGGGTTGGGAATCCGACACCGGCTTTATGAAAATAGGAGACGGCACAACTGCATGGAGTAGCCTCAGTTACTTCACACCAAGTGGTGCTGATGCCAACACAACATACACTGTAGGTGTAGCTCAAAATGCAGCCAACGCAGACATTACCTTAAGTGGTAGCGATGCGTCAACTGACACGTTCTCTTTGGTTGCAGGAAGTAACTTAACACTTGCTGTTGCTGGTGATGATATCACAGTTAACGCACTAGATTCACAATATTCACTTAGCACAGAAACTGGTGGTATTATTAGATTAACCGCATCAGGTAACGCAACAGGCACCGATGATATTACTATTGCTGGAGGCACAGGTATAAGTGTAGCAGATGGGTCCGATACACTTACAGTAAATCTAGATGCTGCTTTTAATGACTTGTCAGACACTAATTCACCTACTCCTAGCACCGGTGATCACTTGCAATGGGATGGATCTAATTGGGTTAATGAACCTGTTTATTTTAATAGCACCAAACGTTTTATGGGTGGCTTAGGAACTGATAGATTTATAGAATTACAAAACCGTGTTATTACTGTAGGCTCAATAAGTTCGGGAGATGTAATCGATTTCCCAACTAATTTTAGTGGCGGTAGTAATTATGGTATTGAATGGCAAATAAATAACCCACAAACAGACTTTATTGCTAACCTTACTCCTGGTCCTGTAAACATCAATACATCAACTTATTTTAGAATTATTATTGATAATTCAAGCAATTTCTACTCAGACAAAGGTTACATTAGCGGACTACAACGCAACGGTGTCGCACAAACAGTTAATTGGACTAATACAATTGACGGCACAGCACCAAATGTCAGCGGTGCTGATGTATATGATATTTACGAATTCTATTGTTTTAGAGGAAACGGCGGATCAGATGAAACTTGGTATGGAACATTATTAACAGGAGCATCAGGCACACTTGCTAGTTTAAATGATGTTGATGTTTTAGCAAACAGTGGTAATCCTACTCCTGTTGATGGTTCATTTTTAGAATATGATTCTGGAACTTCAAAATGGGAAGCAACTACTCAACATAGAAAAGATATTTACTTCAAACAAGGTATAAGAACTGAAAAAGGAGGGGTTAGAAAAACTATATATTGGGACGAAACAATATACACAGGAACCGATGGAGATACACTAACGCTAAGTTTAGATAACTCTAATCAAACCTCCGGCACACCTACTGGTAACAGTGGTGCTTGGTTCATTGAATCAATTGATTATAATTTTGTAGCAGATCTCGAAGATGCAATCTATCCAGACGGTTTATATCAAGGCAATTCAGAAACGCTTAATGGTGCTAACACATTTACTCTTGTTGTTGATAACAACGTGCGAAACGAAACAAGAATTGACACAATATATCCACCAAGCGGTATTGACATTGGCGAGACTATTATTATCAATGGTCAAACTCTAACAATGGATGCAACTTACAAATCAAGAGGTGTAAGAGGTATAACAGACCTTATTAATGAAGCCACTATACCTGGTGTAAGAGCTCAGTATCATAGAAATGCAAATTATAGAATTGTAGGAGAATCAGTAGGGTCAACAGAAACTGGATTAACGATTGGCGCAGGAACTGGAAACACAAAACTAGGATTAACAGAAGGCACCTACGGTTCTACAGAACATGGTTCACCTGGTGTAGGACTTATAGGTGTTAAAATCGATGGCAGAGATGTAAGAGTAGAATGGGCTGGAGGTTCAGCTCCAACTGCAAAAGCAGGACGCTATGAGATGTATGAACTGGTTTACTTTTCAGATACAGGTTACAAGAACCCTAATGAATATGTATTTGTAAGACATCATAATACTGGAAACACATTAGAAGAATTGTTAGATGACACAACACCTCAGTTAGGTGGCGACTTAGATACCAATGGTAATAACATACTGGTTAAAAAAGCTGTAACTGGAACAGGCGAAGTATTTGGTAGTGTCACAGCAAAAACTGCCACAGTTGACTATAACAAAATAGAATTCAAAACAGGTCCAGATGCTTACAATGATAACGGTGAAGTTACATGGAGCACAAGAGTTCAAGGTGCATTGACACAGATTTTTGAAATCAAAGGTAGTTCAACAGGTAAGAGTGGTATTAGTGTAAATCCAAACAGTAATGCAGAAGTTGACTTCCTTGTAGCTGGATCAGGTGATGCAACACTATTTGTTACAGATGCTGGTGATGATAAAGTAGGTGTAGGCAAATATCCAACTCAAGGTAAACTTGATGTAGACGGTGATGTTTATGCAACAACATATTATGGTGACGGTTCAAACCTAACAGGTGTATCAGGCGGTTCAAGTCTTACTATCCAAGATGAAGGCACACCATTATCAACAGCAGCTACAACTCTAAACTTTGTTGGTGCAGGTGTAACAGCAAGCGGAACTGGTGCAACTAAAACAATAACAATCGCAGGCGGCGGTAGCGGTATTGCCCTTACAGATTTAAGTGTTGGATCACCAGCAAGTGCAAGTGGATCAGGATCTATAGCATACAATGATTCTACAGGTGTATTTACATTTACACCACCTGATCTTAGTTCGTATTTAACAGCTGAAGCAGATACTCTAGACACTGTTACAGGTAGAGGAGCAACTACATCAAATAATATTACAGTAGGCGATCTAACTGCTGATGACATAAACGGCTATGTAAAAGCTACATTTAACATAGGTGCCGATGGCACAAATCATTACACATTTAGTGATAGTGCTAATCATTGGTTTCCAACTACTGAAAATGATCCTACATTGTATTTGCGTAGAGGTGAAACATATGCATTCAATAATACATCAGGTGCTCATCCATTCCAAATTCAAAGTGAAGCTGGTGCAGGCGGAGCAGCATACAATACTGGTGTAACAAACAACAATACAGTTGGTGTGGTTACATTTAAAGTTTCAATGAGCGCACCTTCAACACTTTATTATCAGTGTTCTTCACATGCTAACATGGGTGGAACAATGCACATAATTGATGGTGCTAATCAAAGTATTAATGTTGCTGGAACTGCAACATTTGAAGGTGGTGTAATTGAAGGATTTAGCGATCTAACAGGTGCAACAGGAGTTGTTACGCATGATTGTGCTAATGGACATATTTTTAAACATGCAAGCATTGCAGCAGATTTTACTGCAAACTTTACAAACTTAGGCCTAACAAACGACCACGGAACAATGGTATCACTGATACTTGCACAAGGCGGAACAGCATATATTCCAACAGCAGTGCAAATAGGTGGATCAGGACAAACTATACTATGGCAAGGCGGTAGCCCACCAAGCGGAACGTCAAGCGGAACAGACATTGTCAGCTTTAGTATCACACAGTCAAGCGGTAGCTACACAGTGTTAGGACAGCTAACATCTTATTCATAAGGAATTGATATGCCATTTTTAGCAGCAATAAGTGCAGGATTTGCAAACAGCAGGGTAGTATTACCTGGCACCGGCGGCGGAGGCGGCGGAGGTGGCGGCGGCTCATTTACTTGGGGCGGCGATAGAGGTCTAGTTGCAGGTGGACAAAGCACAGGTTCAAATGTAATTCAATATTATGATATTACCACACCCGGAAATGCACAAGATTTTGGAGATTTGAATTATGCTCCAACAAGAACAGCAGGATTGTCAAGCGGAACTAGGGCTGTAATAGGCGGAGGATTCAATGGCTTTACCACATACTACAACACAATGGATTATATCACAGTGGCAACCACAGGTAATGCCCAAGACCTAGGAGATCTAAGTCAAGCAAGATCAAGTCTTGCAGGTGCTTCAGATGCAACTACAGGAATTTTTGCAGGCGGTGGATCAAACACAGTCAACTTTTACTTAGATACTATAGATAGTTTTACTATTGCTACTACAGGTAATGCAAGCGACTTTGGTAATTTGACTCAAGGAAGATCTTTAATTGCAGGATGGAACAACTCCACTAGGGCTGTATTTGCTGGCGGTGATCCGGACGGAGCAACTCAATCAAATGTAATAGACTATATCACAATAGCAAGTGCAGGTGATGCCGTTGACTTTGGTGATATGACTGATACTTGGAACAGAGCATCAGGAGCAGGTGATGCTACATATGCATTGTTTGCAGGTGGTAGAAGAGCCGGTAGTGGAAATGCAAATGGTTGGACTGAAAACATAGACCGTATCACAGTAGCAACTACTGGTAACGCAACTGACTTTGGAGACCTAAGTAGGTTTAAGGATAATACAGCTGGTAATTCAAATGGAACTAGAGCTACCTTCTCAGGTGGTTCTACAAACACTGGTTCAAATGTAACGTTGGATGTAATAGATTATGTTACTGTTGCTACTCCGGGCAACGCCAGTGACTTTGGTGATTTGCTGGCAGTAAACGAATCAGCTGCTGCTACATCAGGTGGTGCTGGCGGCGGTGGAGGTGGTTCGTCATTTTGGGGTGGTGATAGAGGAATATATCTGGGAGGATATTATGGGGCTCGACTTACTACTATTTCATATTTAAACATGACAACCACAGGTAATACAGCCGATTTTGGTGACTTGACTAAAGGCAGAAATAATCTTTGTGCAGCATCTAATGGAACTAGAGTTTTTGCTGTAGGTGGACAAACTGGTAATACAGCAGAGACAGATGATAATAATAGATTAGATTATATTACCACAGCAACTTTGGGTAATGCTACAGATGCCGGTAATTTAGATTATTACACATATGGTGCTACGGCTGCTGGAAATACAACTAGATCGATAATATTTGGCGGATATCAATATAATTCAAGTTCTAGAGTAGATACAATACAATATTTTGATCCTGCAAACCCAGCTGGAACAACTGATTTTGGTGATATTGCTTCAGGACATAGTAGATACGGAGCAGCTTGTTCAAGTGCAACCAGAGCATTAACAGGTGGCTGTGATGCAGCTAGTAATATGCCCGAGGATAGAATAGAATATGTTACAATAGATACGCCTAGTAACTCTACTTCTTTTGGCGATTTATATACTAATATATTTGAATTAAGTGCAACATCAGATGAAACAAGAGGATTATGGTTAGGTGGATTAGAAAATAGTAGTATACCACCTACAGATAGAATACAATATGTAACTATGGATACAACTGGTAATGCAACCGACTTTGGTAATTTGACAGATAATGATTACGCCAGATATACCAATAGAGCTACATCTAATAATACTAGAGGATTAATTTTTGGTGTTGGGTCAGATGCATTGAGTAATGAATATGTAACAATTCAAACACCAGGTAATGCTACTGATTTAAGTGATGTAACAGATACAAATCATCTCTATGGATCAGCTGGTTCAGGATCTGCTTCTTAAAAATTAATTATCAATAAGTATTATTATGACAGAAGTTGATAAGCCTAAATCTAACACACAAGTTACACAGGTTGATCCAGTTACATTTGGAATCACACCTATATCTTCTAGTAAAATTAATCCACAAGCTGTTGCTATTGTAAATGAATTTTTACCTGAACTAGAAAATAAAACAAAATTTTTCGATAGAAACAATTCACAATCAACACTTACTATGATGAGTCTTACAATGCTGAATGGACAATCTCCAATGCGTGTTATGAGGCAAGTCCTTGCTGAGACAGAAAAACGTAAAGGTGCATTAGCACAAGCTCAAGTTAGTCATGCTAGAGCATTAAAAAAGATTGAAAAACTTCAACAAAAATTATTAGAAAATCCAGATGACGGAGTATCAAATGCAAAGCTTCGATCTGCATTTGTAAATATAGAAATGTTAGAAAGCAAAATAAATGGTTCATTCAAAGACATTGCAACACTTATAAATGCGTATAACAATCTTAAAGAAAATTATAATGTAGATGACTGGACAGAACAAGATTTTGAAAACAGCGAAAAACAACATCATGTAAGACGTGGGTTTGAATTAATGTATCGGAACTTGATGGATGGCGGTCGTGCATCAACTAGCACTATAGAATATATGCAACAATATGGTGTGCATCCACAGGTGGCATTGCTTGAAGTTCAAGGATATATAACTGTTGTTAATCAGATGATAGCAAAAGGTGAAATACCTGATTCAAGCCACTTAGAAAATTTTCTAGATGAAATGTCTGGAAAATACTATAAACTTGCTGACAAAGCTTCTCAACGTTTATTTGGTAAAGAAAATATAACTGATACACAAATAATGAGTCTTATAGAAAAAGATTGACAAGTTGCTGATATGATGCTAGTATAATGCTATGAGCATCGTTTCTGACATCCTGACCCTATATCTGCCTGGCAAGCGCAAAACTACACCTAGTGGGTGGACTAGTTTTAATGCGCCTTGTTGTGTGCATAACAATGAAAACGCTGATACTAGAGGCCGCGGCGGTGTTATATATGAAGGTGAAAATGTAAGCTATCATTGTTTTAACTGTGGATATAAAGCAAGTTGGCAACCAGGACGTAATCTAAGTTACAAACTTAAAAAATTATTAGAATGGCTAGGCACACCAGATGCTGATATTACAAAACTAGCATTAGATGTTATGCGTGAAAATGAAGGTGTAGAAGTTCAACAACGCAAAGTTGAATTACCTACATTTGGCACAGTGCATTTGCCTGAGGACAGTATACGTATCGCAGATATAAAAGATTTTGATAAACACAGTTTATCTGTATTAGAATATATGGCAGCACGTAATTTAAATATAGATGACACAGATTATTATTGGTCACCGCAGTTAGGATATAGAGAAAGGTTGATTATCCCTTTCCGCTACGAGGGGCGTATAGTTGGATATACAGCCCGCACAGTAGGGGAAAACAAACCTAAGTATCTAACTGATAGTCAACCTGGTTTTGTGTATGGTTTAGATGAACAACGTGAAAAGAAAACATTTACATTGGTTTGCGAAGGACCAATTGATGCATTACATATTGAAGGTTGTGCGTTAACAGGAAGTGATATAGGTGATGCTCAAGCTCTGTTGTTGAATAGACTAGGAAAAGATATATATGTTATACCTGATAGAGATAAAGCAGGAAGCAAACTAGTTGAACAAGCAATAGACCGAGGTTGGGGTGTAAGTTTGCCAGACTGGGATGCAGATATAAATGATATAGGCGAGTGTGTTACACGCCACGGTAGATTGTATACATTATATAATATTGTAGCTAGTGCAGAAACATCGCCATTAAAAATAAGGTTGAAAGCAAAAAAATGGTTTGGTTAAAAAATATAATTACATGGCCTTATAGACGTATAAAAGAAGAAATACGCTTTAGGAAAAGATTAAAGGAACTTAGGAAAAAGGATCCATTTATTTACAAATGAAGAAAAAAATTCTTGATTACATAATGCACAGTAACACAACAGGTCCTATATTTTGGAAGCTGTGGTTTAGGTATGGTATACGTCAAGCCATGAAAGAACAGAAACGTAAAGAAGCAGAAAATGCAAAACGCCCACGTATGACTAATGATGAATATTGGGAAATGGTGCATAAGGAGCAAAATAAACAATGATAGATATAATTATGTGGAATATAATTTTTTGGTTGCCTTATGTATGGGTATGTAGATTACCGGAAAAAATAATACAACAGGCAATAGACGCTGCATGATCACATGGGGAATAAGCGGCAATAGTCATGATGCTGCATTAGCAGTATTTACAGATGATGGTTTAGAATTTGCAAGCCACAGTGAACGGTTCAGCGGATTAAAAAATGATGCTCATCTTAATAACAAACTTATTGAATACGCTAAACAATGGGGCGAACCAGAGGAGGTAGTATGGTATGAGAGACCCGGACTCAAAACACTTAGACAACTTAGAGCAGGACAAGGATTTGGTTACTGGCAAAAGAACAATATTAAAACGTATCTTAAAAACTATGGGATTGATTGTCCTATCAATTATATTGGTCATCATAGATCCCATGCTGCCGGTGGATATTATACTAGTGGGTTATCTGCTGCTACCATTATGGTTGTTGATAGTATGGGCGAATTCGACACTCTCACAATCTGGGACGCAGTGGACACAACCTTAAAATGCATCTATAAACAATCATATCCACATAGTATAGGATTGTGGTATAGTGCTATGACACAACGTATAGGTCTAAAACCACAAGAAGACGAATATATCCTTATGGGTATGGCAGCATATGGTGACCCTAAAAGATTTGAACAAGAAATTTTAGATGAATTTTTCTACCCTATGACTGAAAAAG